AAGACTAGACAAGGTTGCTATGACTAATAAACTCATGCAACTTAAAAGAGAATTGCATTACAAATGTGAGATTGGCGAAAAGGGAGAATGGGAATGTAAAGGAGCAAATGATTATCTTAATAGAGTATTTGATGTATTAGACGAGTATTGGCAATAATTAAAAAATTATTAAATATATTGCATTTTATAAAAATTTGTGCCATAATTAGAATAACGAAAAAAGATTAAGTTCAATAAGCAAAAACTTTGCTGAAATCATACTTAATTTGATCGTCCCTAAAATTACAATTATTATTATTATGTTCACTAAAAAGAAATTCGCACAAATGAGTGTGAAAAGGCTTGCTTCTGCAAAAAGAGTTTTCCGTATAACAAAAGATAATATACGAAAACTAGAGGATGATACTAGATTCTCTGATGCAGATATCGAAAGAATGAGAGATATGATTGTTGGGTGTGATATTACCGTCAATCAAAAAATTAAAGATATGAATATCTTTGAAGAAGATGAGTTAGAATCCGATATTATTAAATTATGTCAGGAGTTTCAATCTAATTTTAGATGGACAATGGATGACATGCAAGAATATATTGGATCTATAATAGATGGTCAGGCATTGACAGCTATTATTTTTGGAGATATTGAAAAAATTATGACATCCATTAAAGATGGGACAGCAGAGAAAACAAGTCATGAGAGTTATAAGTTTTTTAAAAAGCTTAAAGATCTAGGATATGTTTATGTTGTTATTGATGGCAATAACAGGACTACAACCATAGGTAAATTCTACAACGATGAAGTTCCACTTAAGCAATCATCTGACTTTAATAAGGGAGTAGGGTATCAGCATCCTGAGTTTGAAAGAATAACTAAAAGCACTAGATACTATTCTCAATTGTCAACTGATTTAAGAGAACATATTGATAAAATGATGATGTCAATTACAATTGTGGAGTCTGGAACTTTAGAAGATCTCGGTAGAGACTTTGTTAAAGTTAATAGTCAGGTTAAGCTTAATGATCAAGAGATGAGGCAAGCAAACGTTTGTGAGTTCGGTAGAAAAGTGAGAGAATTAGCTAAAAAATATGATCCCATCTTTCGTAAGAAGGTTTATGAAAAAAGATCAAAAGGTAAGCCTAAATTAGTTGAATCTGCTCTATTTACTGATAAGTTCATAGGTAGAAGAAATGTTGAACAATTGATTGTTACAATATCAAATATCTTAACCGATGGAACTAAGAAGGTTAATAAAGATACCTTAGATTTATGTTATGGTGATAAATCAAATTTTCGTAAATCTAACACAGAGTTTCATCGTGTAGATAAAATCTTTGGAAAGATTATGAAGTGGAGAGATAAGTATGGTAGAAACTTTCTTGATTCAAATGGATGTTTACAAGGTAACATTATCGATTTAGTGTCATTATTGGATTACTTTGATAAAAATGATTATAACATCAAGGATGATAAGAAGTTTATCAATTGGTTTGGAGAAACTCAAACTTATAAAAACAATGACATTTCTAAGATTAATCCAAAAAGGCAAGTAATGATTCACCAATGTACTAAAGGTGTAACAGATAGTGATGGCAATTTTCAAACTCTTAGATTTGAAGATGATGATGGTGTGCGAACAGGTCAAATATCTGAGAATGTTATTTGGATGGATCCAGCTGGGAAGGGATTTAAATATTCTGAGATTCAACAAAACTTACAGCAGAATTGGAATCTGTTAAGATTGGATCTGATAAAGGATAGTCTTAGTAGTATCCCTGATGGTGTTGTCATCAAAAAGGATAAAGAAAGAGATTTTCCAATTGGTTGGAGGTATTTAAAATGGGTTGAACAGGATGGAAAAACATATAGCACTGATGAAGAAATTCCATTAACTGATTTGTTTAATACTAAATTATATCAGATGGATCATGTTATAGATCATGCAGATGGTGGACTTACTACCTTAGAAAACTGTCATCTTGAATCATCTGAGTATAATCAATCAGGTAAATACAAAAAAGGATTTGATGAAATCACAGATCTTTTTGATTAACAAATGGGGGGATATCACCACCCCCTTTTTTTATGTTTTGTGCTTAAATAGTAATGTCGCCTTCGGGGACACAATTCACACTCGCTTACTAAGGAGAACCATGACTAACATACAGAGATATAGTGCTTCAGATCTTCCAGAACTAATGGAAAAGATCGCAAGAAATAGCATAGGGTTAGATGATTATTTCCAACAATTTTGGAATACAAACACAAATGCCAATTATCCACCATATAACATCGTTCACGTAAACAACGTTGAATCCAGGCTAGAGATTGCACTTGCAGGATTCAAAAAGAAAGAAGTTAAAGTTTACACAGAATATGGAAAGTTATTTGTAGAGGGTAAAAAACCAGATAAAAATACAGAGGGAAAATACTTCCATCAAGGATTAGCACAAAGAGATTTTGAAAGATCTTGGTCACTGTCTGATGATGTAGAAGTTAAAGATGTTATTTTTGCAGATGGACTTCTTACAGTTACATTAGGTAAGATTGTTCCAGAACATCATGCAAGAAAAGAATATCTTTAATGGTTAAAGGATACGATTTATTTGGAGATCATGGGAAAAACTTGCCCACTCCTCACGGTAGTGGGGCAAGACCCATGTATGGTGACATGGGTAAGTCATGTAAACCAGATCCAAATCGTAAAATTGAATATCCTCACGTTGTTGCTCTGTTTACTTTAGACTCACACAACACCAGCTACTTCTTCAAAAGAGAAGACGGTACATACTACTGGTTACATTGTCGCAAAGGAAAGGATGATGTATATGTAGATGCAGATGAGATGCAATTAGATCTTTTAGGAAATGATCCAATTCTAAGCACAGAGTATATTATGAAAGCAATTTACTAGGGATCTTGACGATCCCTTTTTTTGTGGTATAATATAAACAATACATATTAAAATATGAGTATTAAACTTACACTTTTAAAATCTGGAGAAGAGGTAATTGCTGACATCAAAGAAATTCGTCAAGAAAAAACTGATGAATTGATCTCTTATCTTTTTAAAGATCCATATTGTGTTAAAATTAAAACTACACAGGTTTTAGTTGAGCAAGAAACTAGACCTAAACATGAACTTGCATATTACAAATGGATGTCATTATCAAAAGATAATGATATAATTGTAAATAAAGATTGGATAGTCTGTATTACAGACCCAATTGATGCTGTTAAACAAAATTACGAGGAGAGAATGAATGGAAGACGATCTAATGATTCAAACGGATCAACCAACGGATCAGGAGATGGAGCCAGCGAATACGATCCAAGTCTTATTCTTAGTGAATCAAATGATTTTGATAGCGGAAATTGACGAAGTTCTTGCAGATATTGGTCAACCAGATTGTAAATTGGTTAATCCATGTGTTATAATAGATGGTAAGGTATCTAAGTGGATGTCTGATTTAACTCCCAACAAAGAGATGTTTATGAGTTCTGATAAGATATTGACACTAGTTGATCCATCACAAAATATATTGGCAGAATATAAAAAGATTATTCAATGAGGTTTTATACAAACGTTCATCAAAGGTTTGATGAGATTCTTGTTCGTGGATATGAAAACGGTAAACATTTTACTGCGAGAGAGACTTTCCATCCTACATTTTTTGTTCCTTCAAAAAGAAACTCTAAGTATAAAACTTTAGAGGGACAGAGTGTTGAACCAATTAAACCTGGCAAAATATCCGAGTGTAAACAGTTTATAGATAAATATTCTCAAGTGGATAACTTTGATGTTTACGGAAATGACAGATATATCTGTCAGTATATCTCCGAAAAATATCCAGAAGAAGAAATCAAATTTGATATTAGTAAAATTAAATTAGTCACGATTGATATTGAGGTTGCAGCTGAAAGTGGATTTCCCAACGTCTTTGATTGTGCAGAAGAATTACTCGCAATTACTCTACAAGATTATACAACTAAGAAAATAATTTGTTTTGCTTCACGTCCATTCAATAATACGAGAGAAGATGTAAGATACGTTCAGTGTACGGATGAATATAATTTA